CGTGCGCCGACGGCGGCGCACTGTGGCAGGTCAGCGGGCCGGGTATCACAACCGCCGGATGGGCCCGCGCCGGCCAGCCATTCCAGGCGACCGACGACCTCCAGGACCCGGCATGGCTGGCCGCGCTGGCCGACTGCACCGGGGGCGCCTGATGGGCTACACCAACACTCGGATCATCCGGCTCCGCTTCCCCGACCGGGACGGCCTGATCGTACGGATGCGGCCGATGACCATGAAGACGATGCGGTGGTTTATCCGCAACGGCCCGGCGCTGGCCCGGTTGGACGGTATGAAGCCGTCGGAGTTGACCGACGAACAGGCCGGGCTGCTCGACCACATGTTCGAGATCTTTGCCGAACACCTGCTCACCTGGAACCTGGAGGACGAGGCCGAAGACGGCTCCCGCGCCTCGGTGCCGGCCAACCTGGACGGCGTGGACACCCAGGAGCCGGCGTTCATCCAGGAGATCATGGGCCACTGGCAGCGCGCGTGCACGGAGGTGGCGCCCCCTTTGTCGCCAGGCTCGCCGAATGGCGGGCTGTCCCCGGAGGTCAGCGAGGCGACGGAACCACCGTCACCGAGCCTGGCGAACTGATCGAGGCCCGGCTGATCCTCGGGGTGTGCGAACGATTCGGCTGCCTGCCGAGCGCACTGGACGAAGAAGACGTCGAACTGGCCCGCCTGTTGGAGATCGAAGCCCGCGGAACACCGGAGAAGAAGGGGGGCGAGTGACATCAGCAACGAGATCGAAGTGGTGATATCGGGTAAGGATGTCGGCGCCTCCAAGGTGATGGGCGACACCCGGAAGTCCGCCGACCGGATGGGCGAAGGGTTCGACAAGTCGGGCGAGAAGGCCGACGACGCCGAATCCAAGCTGATCGGCCTGCACGACACCGTGGACGGCTTGCATACCATCATGCAGGGCCCGGGCCAGCAGGGCATGGTCTCCTACATCCAGGGCTTCGCCGACCTGGCCGGCGGCGTCGCCACCTTCGTCATTCCCGCGTTGAAGATGATGACCAAGGCCGTGATGACGTCGGCCATCGACCACGTCAAGGCTGCCGGAACGACCGTGATCTCCTGGGTGAGGATGGCCACGCAGGCCACGATCAACGCGGTGCGCATGGCCGCTGCCTGGGTGATCGCGCTCGGCCCGGTCGGCTGGGCGATCGGGCTGCTGGTCGCCCTGGGCGCCGCGTTCGTCATCCTGTGGAAGACGAGTGAACGCTTCCGGGACATCGTAAAAGGCGCGCTCGCCCACGTGTGGAACTGGCTGAAATCCAACTGGCCGTATCTGTTGGGTATTCTGACCGGGCCGTTCGGGCTGGCTGTGGTGTGGATTATCAAACACTGGGATCAGGTGGTCAGCTTCTTCAAAGGGCTGCCCGGCCGCCTCAAGGCCGCCGGATCCGGTATGTGGAACTGGATCAAGGAGACCTTCAAGTCGGCGCTCAACGCCATCATCGACTGGTGGAACGGGTTCGAATTCCAGGCTCCGACGGTGCACATCCCCGGGACGAACCTGAACGTCGGCGGCTTCACCATCGGACTGCCGGACCTGCCGCACCTGGCCAAGGGCGGCGTCGTGCGGGCCCGCCCGGGCGGCACGCTGGCCCTGCTCGGCGAGGGCGGTCACGACGAGGTGGTCACGCCGCTGGACGGCCGCCGCGGCGGCGGCCCGGCCGTGATCGAATTCCGCTCCGACGGCACCCGGCTGTCCGCGCTGCTGCTGGAGGTCATCCGAGAGGCCGTCCGCATCCGCGGCGGCGACGTCCAGGTAGTGATCGGGAGTTCATGATGACCCAACCTGTCCAGCCCGGCGCGGCGCCGTTCACCCCGGCATTCGGGGTGGCGAAGATGGCCGACGGCCGGGACGCCGTGGTGATCCAGTTCCACACCCAGCTCGGGCCGCTGCATTTCTTCTGCTCGCCGGACGAGGCCGACGGCATCGCGGCCGGCATCGTCGGCGCCGCAAGGCAGGCCCGGACCGGGCTCATCGTGCCCGGCACCGGCGACGCTACGCAGGCCGCTCAGGCGTGGTCGGACGCCACCAATGCCGCCATCCGCGGACAGGGCTGATAGCGGTGCATCGCTACCTCATAGGCAATTACGCGATGGCCACCACGGCCGCGCCGGTCAAGGTCACCACCGGGGCCGCCGTCAAGACGATGCTCCAGGTCTCCAACCCGGCGACTCGCCAGTGCCAGATCATCGCCTGGGGCTACACGCTGGACGCCGCGCCGGCCACCACCGGTACCGGCATGATCGAGCTGATCGAGACTGACGCGGCCGCCACGGTCACCGCGCACGTTGCCTCCGGCGTCCAGCCCACCGACCCGAACGCGCCCGCCTCGCTGTTCACCCTCGGGGTCAACAACACCGGGTTTACGGCCACGGTGGAGGGCGGCACGGCGGCGAGCCGAACCTTCGACGGGGTGCTCATCGCGGGCGTGAGCAACGGCGCCGGCCCGTTGCAGGACCGGCGGGTGATGCCGCCGAGCGCGCCGAAGCTGGTGGCCGTCTCGAAGTTCCTCCGGGTGCGCGCCACGTTCAGCGCCGCGGTGAACATGCTGTGCTGGGTGGAGGTGGACCAGTGAGGATCACCACCGAATGGGACGCCACGGTGGCCGGCGACGAAACCGCGGCCACGATCACCTACACAGCCCCGTGCTGCAACACCGCCTACGCGATCAGCGTGCAAGCCCCGGTCAAGGGTGAGCCGACGGAGACGGAGCTATGGTGCCACCGGGACGGCAAGGGCGCTCCGGCCCGCGTGACGCTGGGCTGAGCCGTGCCCGACGTTGACCTGTGGGAATGGTGGGCGCCCGAGGAGTGGTCGTCCACCTTCTCCACGGGCCCGGCGCCCACCCTCACCCCGCCGACACCTCCCACCCCGTTCCCGCAGGCCATCGCCGACCTGTCGGTGGAGCTGCTGCTGGCCGGCACCTGGACCGACATCACATCCCTGGTCTATGAGCGGGACCGGATCGAGATTCAGCGCGGCCGGGCCAACGAGGCGAGCCTCGCCGACTTCTCCCAGGGCCGGCTGACCATCAACAACCGGGACGGCAAGTTCTCCCCGCGCAATCCGCGCTCGGCCTACTACGGGCTGATCGGGCGTAACACCCAAATGCGGATCAGCACCCGGCCGCACCTTCAGGTGGGCGCCGTACTCGACGTGGTGGACACCTTCACCCGCACCGTCACGGACACCAACTGGGGCCTCAGCGATTCTGGGCCGAGCTGGCAGCCGGCCGGCACCGACCACAACAACTACCAGTACGCCGTCTCCGGCGGGCAGGCCCTGGTGGCTGTGTACAACAACGGCCGCACCACCGGCTGCTATCTCGCCGGCTGCGCATGGGTGGACTTTGACGCCGCGGTGACATTCACTGCGCCTCTGGCCACCGGCGGCACCATCTACATTGCGATCGCCTCGCACGTGGACGAAACCCTCGGATCCACCGGCCCATATGTCCGGTTCGAGGTGGACGTGACGAACACGGTCCGAATACGCGCATTCAACCTGGCCAGCGTGCAGATCGGCACCCACGCAAACACCGGATACGTCCACACCGGGGCGCCGTGGCGGGTGCGGATGCGTACCGCCGGGCGGCACGTGATGGCCCGGGTGTGGGATCCGGCCGGCGCCGAACCAACCACCTGGCAGCTCGCCGTCGAAGATCCCACGGCGAGCTACGACCCCGGGTCGCTGTACATGTTCGCGGGCACGTTGGCCGGCAACAGCAACGCCAAGCCGCTGGTCATCGCCTTCGACGACCTGGCGGTCGAAGCGGTCGAACCGCGGTTCTGTGGGGAGGTGGCATCCTGGCCGTCCCGGTGGACGCACGCCGGCCTGGACGTGTGGGTACCAGTGCAGGCGGCCGGCGTCCTGCGGCGGCTCGGCCAGGGTTCCAGCCCGGTCCGTTCGCCCATGGTCCGGTTCGTGCTGGCCCGGCAGGCCGAAGGAACCGGCGGACAGCCGGTCGCATACTGGCCGCTGGAAGACGGGCAGCTGGCCGCTGCGGGTGCGGCGCTGATCGGCGCCCACCCGATGCAGGTGTTCGCCGGGTTCGCCCCGGACACCGTCGGCACCCACCTCGGCCAGGGTGCGCTCGCACCGTGGCTGCCGGCCGCGGTCAGCTTCACCCCGAACGCAGGCATGCTGTTCAGCTATGTGGACACCCCGGCAGGATGGCTGCCCGCCAACGGGTGGGCGCTGGACTGGATGCGTACCGGATCGGAGTCGTCAGCGGAATCGGATATGCTCATCCGCACGGCCAGCATGCAATGGGATGTGCGATTCAACCCGAACACCCTGCTGGCCAAAGTGTTCAGCCCCGACTCGGTTTCCCACACCAATCCGATCGCCTCGTCGTTCTTCTCCCCTGCCGGGCCACATCACATACGATTCGAAGCCCGCCAGTCCGGGGCAGACATCCAATACGACCTGTATGTGGACGGCGCCAGCTATATCAGCACCACCTATGTTGCGCACACCCTCGAATTTCCGCGGTACGTGAACTTCCAGGATCTGCTGCAGCACACCACCGACCTGGCCGTCGGACATATCGTGTTGTGGGATCATGCGCCCGAGCCGGGCGGATCGAATCAGACGACCCCGCTGGTCGGCGCCGCATTTGACGCCGCCACCGGGTATGACGGTGAGCCGGCAGCCACCCGCATCGCCCGGATCTGCGCGGAAGAGGACATCGCCCTGCGCGTCCCCGGGCCGTACAACGTGGATTTGACCACGTCCTACCCGTGCGGGGTGCAGCGCACCGCGACCGCACTGGACCTGCTGCGCGCCGCCGAGGCCACCGACGGCGGGGTGCTGTTCGAACCCCGGGACTTCGCCGGGCTCACCTACCGGATGCGCTCCCAACTGATCTGCCAACAGCCGGTGCTCGAACTGGACTACACCACCGATGGGCACCTGGCCCACCCGCTGGACCCGGCCGACGACGACCAGCTCACCCGCAACGACGTGACCGTCAACCGCCGTTTCGGCCAGTCCGCCCAGGTGGAGCTCGCCACCGGGCCGCTGTCGGTGCAGCCGCCGCCGAACGGGGTCGGCCGCTACGACACCAGCACCGACCTGGATCTGACCACCGACGCCGCGGCCGGCGAGCAGGCCGCCTGGCGAGTGCACCTGGGCACCGTGGACGAAGCCCGGTATCCGCGGCTCAACCTGGACCTGGCCCACACCGGCAGCCACGGCCTGGCCGTACTGCTCGGGCAGATGTTCCGGGCCGACGTCGGTGACCGGCTGACCGTGGACTCCATGCCCGGCTACGCGGGCGGGCTACCCGAAGCCGACCAGCTCGCCCAGGGCTTCGAAGAGACGTTGACCGGGTTCCGGTGGGAAGTCGGTGTCAACTGCTCACCCGCCTCGCCCTGGGCGATCGCCACGGTGGAGAGCAACGACGAGTTCTGCTTCCGGCTGGAGACCGACGGCAGCACGCTGAACGGCGCGCACAGCGACACGACCACCTCGCTGAGTGTGGCCAGCTCCGGCATCGTCTGGACCACCAGTGCGACCTATCCGGCCGACTTCCCGTTCGACGTGAACATCAACGGGGTGCGGATCACCGTTACCGCGATCACCGGGGGCACCTCCCCGCAGACGTTCACCGTGATCCGGTCGGTGGACGGCTTCGACGTGGCCCTGCCCGCCGGCGCCGCAGTGCACCTGTGGGACGCCGTCTACCTCGGATTGGGATAACATGACACTGCCGGCCGGACACCAGCTGCTCGCCTCCGAAATGACCGCGTTGGTCAACCCGGTCCGTTACGGATTCAGTGCCCGTCGTGTGGCGAATCAGAGTATCAACAGTGCCGCCCTGACCGCCATATCGTGGGATATCGTAGACAGAGATAACAGTCCCAGTTTTCTGACGGTCACCACCACCACCGCCACCATTCCGGCTGACGGTGCCGGCATCTATGCGGTTACCGCAAAGCAACTCCTGAGCGCCAACACGACGGGCCGCACGTTTATGGAGATCAACGTTACCAGTTCCCTGACCGGACTAACCACCGACTACCGGCTTCCGACCCCCGTGAACGCGGAGGGTGGACGGATCGTGGTGAGCATCGCGGTGCCGTTCGCCGCCGCTGATACGTTCGTGGTGAACACCTTTCAGACTAGCGCAGGAGCGTTGAACCTGACCGGCTTGTTGACCTGCTACCGGGTCAGCCCTTAGATCTGCCGCGGCTGACAGACGCCCATGGCATCTGTCAGCGGGCAGACGGGAATGCCCGGCGCATATTCGGATTCGAATGTCCATGGCTGGTAGATGTGCGGCAATATCGGCATGTCGGCCCGCCCCTGCTGCCACCACACGGCCATTAGCGCGGTGCACGCGATCACCACGGCCGACACCACGGAGATCACCACGTCCTCCACCCAGCTGAAGGCGCGCCTCACACCAGCCACAGCAGCAGTCCTATCACGAGCAGCGCCAGTAGTCCGACGTAGGCCACCAGCACGGACAGGCAGCCCTTCTTCTTCGGCCGCTTACCCTTCGGCTTCTCGGCTTTGTGCCGTCCGCCGGGCGCCCAGTCCTTGTCGTAGGCGTCCCAGGATTTCCGCAGGTCGTCCAGTGAATGCAGGGCCTCCCGCTCCAGTCGGCGGATGCTCTTGTCGTTGATGAACGGGCACGCGCCGACCGGGTGCTTATCGGAGCCGCAGTGCGAACAATAGACCGCCATCACTTGCCACCTTGCGACCTTGCGGAAGTCGCAGCCCGCAGCCGCTTGCACACGCCACGCCGCCACTTGTGCAGCCCGAGCCAGCACAGCATCACGCGCCGCCTTCCGGTGCCCACACGGCCTGCACGGCGAGGATGTGCGCGCACCGCCGCGAGCCGAGCCGGTTGG